TTCTGGCTTCCGCATCGCCCCGGGTGGGGCTGACACAGCAGTCATCGACCAGCGCATGCATGATCTGAGGGGGAGTCCCCTTGAGGTCATAGCGGCCCCAAAGGATTCTCTGCCCCAAAATCCCGGTCAGGTCAGGGCCTTTTACGGTGATGTATGGCCCATCTTTCCCGGATCGCTCTTGCACATACTCCACAACCCCCGCAGTATCGCCCTCTATCCAAAGGACGTTGTCCGGCACCAGGAGAGACTTGGCCTCCGGCAAAATGAGCGCGTCCACGGAAAAAGACCCCGCCTCAAACGCCTTTGTCTCCCAGACGACTGAGCGGTGAGCCTCCAGCATCCCCAAAAGATCAAGCTGGGGCGTGTAAACCTCCATTTTTAGGTCCATTACTCCACCTCCAGATGAAGCGGCGTGTAGTACAGCGTCACGTCCATGCTGTTTCGCTGATCCGGGTCTTCGCAGTCAATGGCGATCAAATTCGCCCCAGGCTGAAGCTGCGTGTCAAAGCTGGACCGATAGTCCCGGTACTTGATAAGGTCAACGGCTTTCCCGAACTCATCCCGCAGCGTCATGCGCTTGCTGCCTGAGATGGTGCAGATTTCCATCTGTTCACCTCTGGAAAAGGCCCGGTTCACGCCGATAAATTTCCCCGTTGTCATATTCCAGATTTTTGGGTTTCGCACCTCCCCGGAAAACTGGACACGGACAATAAAGCCCGTTGAGAAGCCGCCCCGGTTGTTCACCGTGACGTTGTACGCCTTGCCGGTCACGGCGAAAACCAGCGGCTTTTCCCGCCCCCAGTCCGTGGGAAAATGGAACATCTTTCCCGTTTTGTCAAACGGGACCACGGTGTCCTCCAGGTCGGTGAACAGCGGGTAAGGGCAGGTGCCTTGAATGAGGAACCGCCGCACTTTCTCGTTGTTTTTCATGTACTCCCGGCTGTATACAATGGAGCAGTCGGGGCGGAAGTTGATTTTCTTCCCCTTAACCTCCAGGGTGTAGTCCTCCACCGGGGAAATAAAAGCGTTCAGCCGGTCGCAGCGGTCTTGTATCTGCCCGCCCCCGTCCACCACCCACCCGGTGATGGATAGCGGGCGGGGCCTGACGGTGGTGGAGACGATACTTTCCCCCACCTGGTTCAGGTATCCGTAGGTCTGGTGCTGGCCCTCCACCTGGCCCCATGTGGTGTTCTGCCGGTCCAGCCAGTAGCCGAAATATTCCCGGCTCTTCATAAAGATGGAACCCCGGCCAGACAGGGACACGATTTTGATCTCTTCTACCATGCGGGGCCTCCTTATATATACGCCAGCGCCATCTTCTGGACTTCTTTCTTCCACACCCTGGCAGCCTGTACGCCGTCCACGGCCTCGGGGGAGTAGATATTGACCGTAGTGCTGCCCATACCGTTTCCGGTCCATCCTGCGGCTCCATGTGCGCCGTAGGGGGCCGCGCCGGTATAGCTGGCGTTCACTCCGACGGTGGCAGTCTCGAAGTTCAGGCCTTTCTCGATTTTCCGCTTAATGCCGTCGTATTCGTCGTCCCAGCCCTCGGCAAGGCCCAGGACCATGTATTCACCGATACCGGCGAATACCCGGGACGGTGATTTGATCCCAAGTACTTTTTTAGCCCCCGAAGCGATTCCGCCGATTTTTCCGCCAAGCCAGCCCATAAACGAGTCCCAGGCCCCCGCTATGCCGTTCTTGATGCCATTCACGATGTTGCGGCCGATATCCAGGAATTTACCGCCAATGCCGGTAAAAGCGCCGATGATCTTTGAGGCGATACCGGAAAAGAAGCTGGCAGCGGCATCCCAGGCAGACTTTACAGCATCCCACGCGCCCTTTAGTGCCCCGATGATCTTTTCGCCGGCAGCTCCAACGCCGCTTTTGATGCTTTCCCAGACGCCGGAGAAGAAGTCAGAAGCCGCGCTCCATGCGCTCTGCACCATCTCCCAAGCGGAAGAAAACGCACTTCCAATCGCTGTTGTAACAGTTTCAAATACGCTCTGGATACCAGCGGCGATGCCGCTGAAGAACTCAGCCGCCGCGTCCCATGCTCCGCTCACGGCCTCCCACGCGGCCTGGAATGCGCCGCCGATCACCTCCGCCGCTGCGGAAAATACGGACTTGATACCATCCCAGATGCCGGAGAAGAATTCCTTCGCACCGTTCCAGGCGTTTTGTACCATCTCCCACGCGGTCCCGAACACACCGCCGATCACCTCGGCCACCGTGGAAAATACGGATTTAATTCCTTCCCATATTCCAGAAAAGAACTCTTTCGCGCCGTTCCAGGCAGACCTTACAGCTTCCCAGGCCGATTTGAACAGCCCGCCGATAAATTCCCCTATTCCGTCAAAAGCGCCTTTTATGCCGCCTACGATGCCGCTAAAGAACTCACCGGCGGCGTTCCACACCGACACAACCGCCTCCCAGGCCCCCTTGAAAAAGCCAACAACAGCCTCAATGACGGCATGGACCGCATCTCTGAACCACTCGCATTTTGTATAAAGCAGGACGACCGCGCCAACAACGGCGGTAACTACAGCCACAACCGGGTGGGCCATGATGAGGGCGAAAAGCGATTTGATACCGCCCATCAGCTTCCCGCCGATACCGATAATTGACGTGATGCCCTTCGTGACAACACCGACAACACCGCTGACCGCGCCGCTGATGGTGCCAATAGCTGTGATAATTTTCCCAATTACAATCAGAACCGGACCCACTGCGGCAGCAATACCCGCAATGGTCAGGATCAGCTTTTGCGTTCCTTCATCCAGGCTTCCGAACCAGTTGATAACCTCGGTCACTTTTTCAACGATTGCCGTAAACGCGGGGATAAGATGCTCCGACATTTGTGTAAACAGAACATTTACCGCTGATTTCAGCCGTTCAAACGCTCCGGCGGCGTTGTCCTGCATGATAGAAGCCATTTCCTCGGTCGTCCCGGCAGAATTATTGATTGCCTCCGTCAGTTTGTCGAAATCCTCCGGAGCGGCATTGATAATGGCCAGCATCCCCGACATGGCTTCTTTTCCAAACAGCATAGCGGCGGCGGAAGCCTGGGTCGCCTCATCCAGCCCACCCATCTTTTCGCGGAGTAGCCCCATGACCTCTGCAAAAGACAGCATTTTCCCATCCGCGTCTGTAAGGGAGATTCCATACTTATCCATGACAATTGCCATATTTTCAGTGGGAGACGCCATATTGGTCATTGCCGACCGGAGGGATGTGCCGGCCTGAGACGCTTTGATACCGCTGTTTGCCATAAGGCCCAGGGCAACAGACACATCCTCCACAGAGTACCCCATAGCGCCAGCCACAGGGGCTACATATTTGAAGGACTCACCCAGCATGGACACATTGGTATTCGCATTGTTGGACGCGGCGGCCAGCACGTCGGCAAACCGCCCGGAATCGCTCGCTTTCAGCCCGAAAGCGGTTAGAGCATCGGTGACAATATCGGAGGTGGTCCCGAGGTTTTCCCCAGAGGCGGCAGCGAGGTTCATGATTCCCGCCAGACCATCCACCATGTCCCCGGCTTTCCATCCGGCCATTGCCATGTACTGGTATGCCTCGGCACTGTCCGCCGTGGAAAACTTGGTCTTTGCAGCCATCTCCATCGCCTTTTGGCCCAGCAAAGTCATTTCATCACCGGTCGCCCCGGAAATGGCCTGTACCTTGCTCATCCCGGCCTCGTAGTCCATGCCGGTTTTTAGGACCGCCGTACCAAGGCCGACAACAGGGAGCGAGATTGTCTTTGTTAGGGTTCCGCCGGCGTTTGATACTTTCTCTCCCACATTTTTAATCCCAGACGAAAACGACTCAAACCTTTCCGACGCACTTTCAAGGCCGCGTTCAAACTCATCCATTTTGATTCCTATGGTGGCGTAGAGCTCAAACAGATTCACCGAACTTCACCTCCCATCCGAATTTCCGGGACAGTTCCCGGTCGATATCGTCCCCGGTACGGGTATCCTGCGGCTTTCGGTCAATCCAATCCATATAGCGGTCATTTGCGCCGATCATGGCCCGAATGGAATCCGTCATATACACCTCATAAGCCCGCCGGTTCATATCCCGCTTGATGATAGCCGGAAGCGCGGTGATGAGCGCCCTTGCTCTCAGGCGGGGGAGGCCGCAGAGGGCGCAGATTGTTCGATCTGCCCCTGCGGCGCGGACGATTTGAAAAAAGAGACAAAATCCTCATCCTGGAACAGTTCCCGGACCTGCGCCATCGTGTCAATGAGTTTTTGGGACGCAATCTCCTCCACGGGCCGCTCGTTCATGACGGACAGAATGCCGTACACGTCCGCCCTATGTGTTCTCAGAAGGACGGGGATGAAATCTCCGACCCACCCGGCGAGAAGCATGAAGCGTCCGTAAAGGTTCAGCCCCTGACCATCGTCGAGAACTTTTCCAATTGAGGAAGTCGCCGCCTCATCGTCTGTGATATTTTTGATATGAGGCGTCAGCTCACACAGCACGTCCAAAGCCTTATCAGTGCTCAGCTCAGACAGTTTCATCAGGGTTCCTCCTCTTCGGTCTTGCTCACAATGGCGATCTCATAAGGTACCACGTCCTGGGCCTTCATGGAGTAGTGTCCGGTGAACTCAAAGGCAAACTGGCCCTTTTTCTTGTCCGTACTCTGGAGTTTGAAGCCGCCGGTGGACAGGGCATTCATGACATGGATCAGGATGTAGCTGCCATCAGTCGCGCCGTAGTCTCCCACCCAGTAGAGGTCCTGGAAGTCAGTCAGGCGGAGGTCTCGGATCGGAGTCACCTTTTCTCCGCTGACCTCCGCAGCGCCAATCAGGCGGGCACAGGCGGCCGTGGTGATGGTGACGAACGTGCCGGACAGCTTAACTTCCACGTCATCCTGGCGTTTCAGCTCAAGGGTGTTTTTGGGGCAGTTGTCGATATCCTCGCCGAAGTCAGAAAATGTAGGCGTGGCGGAGAAGTTGATGCCGCCGGTGGTCGCGCCCAGCTTGTCCTCCTCTGCGGGAGGAGTTGCAGGGTCGAACTTGTTCAGCAGCATTCCGGCGTTGATCTGGAGCTGATTGAAGGTTTCAACCGGAATTTGTGTGTATTTCATGCGTTTGCTCCTTTCAGCAAAAAGTCATATATTCGGCAGTCACATTGATGTACCGCCGCTTGATTGCCAGGTCCGTTTCGTCAGACAGATTCTGACACCAGGGCGCCCCTCGTTTCAACCAGATCAGCCCCTCATCACAGCGCAGGCGCACGCCGCCATACCCAATGGCCTCCGACAGCTCCCTGGCCTTTGCATTGGGCACAGCCTCGCTCTCCGTCCGGTACCACAGGTTGACGGTCAGGCTCACCGGCTCCCCGCCCCAGGCATCAAAGACGGGTGTGTAGGTCAGGTAGGGCAGCACCACGTCCGGCTCGCCGTTCTCGTTCAGTACGGCGGTATCCGGATAGGCCGGGATACCGAACCCGGAGAAAAAGCGGTAGAGGGCTTCGTCTTTGGTCACTGCGGCAGCGCCCACCTTTCCACCGTGAAATACTTCAAGTCGAACGTGGACGATTTCGGCGCTTTCTTCTCGTCCGGGTTGGAGGTCACGCGGTAGGTCAGGCCGGTGGTCTTGTCCTTGAACGCGTCCCCGTACTCCAGCGGGAAGTCTCGCTGCACCAGTGCGGAATAAAGGCTCTTCATGCCCTCCTGCTGGGCTCTGCGGGCCTCCATGCTGGTGTCCAGGTACCGGAAGCTCTCAAACTCCGCCCCCTCCTCCCAGGTGGTGATATAGCCGCCCGCGCCATCTGGCACGCGCCGTTTCTCCATCAGCACACAAGGGACGGCGAACTCTTGTAAAAGGTTCATGTCAAATCTCCCTCAGCTTTCTGTACGGGTCCAGCCGGGCTCGGAATGCCGCCTGCCAGCTGGACGATTCTGTGTCCTTTGTATAGCTGTACTGGCCCGCAAGGCTTTCAGACGAATACATACTTGCGGCGCGTTCTCCATACTTTTTCTGCCAAGCCTCAACTTCCCCCGCCAACTCTACCAGGGCTTTGGGCACGGCCAGGGCCCAGACAGTCCCCTCAAAGGTTTCATCTGTCAGGGCCTCCATATCTGGGCCATAGCGGTGCAAACCATCATTGAACACGCTGCCCATGATGCGGAAATACTGGCTGGGGGCAAGGAAGGGCAGCACGATGCCGCCGCCTTCGATGGTGTAGGTCCCGGGGTGAATTCCATCTAACTCATCCCGCACCCGGAACCAGTTATGAATTTCCATCAAGATTTGTTCCAGCATTGTGCCGCCCCCCTTCCTTACTTACCGGCAGCCTTCGCAGATGCCGCCTGTACAGGCGCGCCGCCTGCCGCCTGTACGGTCGCAACGGCGATGCCGTCCAGATACTCCGCCCACAGCTTCATGCCCATCAGGGCATACATATCGCCGGTGGCGCGGGAGTAATCGCCCTCCACATGGACACCGATCAGGTTGGTTTCGCCCTGCACGGTGTAGTTCAGGCCCAGCTTGCCAAACTCGCTGTCGCCTGGGTCGATGTAGTACAGGTCGATGTTCTCCACAGGCAGGGCGATCACTTTATTCCGGGCAATATACTTCTCAGGCATCAGGAACAGGGTGCTATAGCCCAGGAAGTTCTCCACATAGTTCAGGCCGAAGGCGGTCTGAACGGTGATCTCCTTGTCTCCCAGGTAGTCGTAAGCATCCATGATGTTCGCAAAGCCCACAACCTCGGTCACGTCCTTGTCCATGCCCGCAAACTTGTCCAGAACAGCGGCCTTTGCCATCGCCAGCGCACGCTGCCAGGTGCTTTCGGTCACAGACAGGCTCCCAGTGTTCAGGAAAGCGTAGAAGTCGCCCAGCACCTTGTTCTGGAGGGCCACGATAAAAGCGTCGTCCGTCTTTTCCACTGCCACGTCTGCGCCGTACTTGGCGACGCTCTCAATGGTCACACTCTTGGCGTACTTCGCCACCTCGATGTCGCCGTAGGAAACCGGCTCCACCTTCATTTTGGTGAAGGGAATCTCATCTCCCTCCGCCACGGTGGCGCCGCCCTGAAGCTCGCCGTCCATGGACGCCTTATATGACACCAGCTTGGTACCGGGGGCCTTGCGGATAGGGCGCATAATGCCCATGATGGTGCGCAGCGCGTCCCAGTTGTCCGTAAAGCGGGTGACAAAGTCAATCTCACGGGCCTGGGTAGTAAACTGCGTGGTGGTGGTTACATTGGTTTTCACAGCCATAATTGGGGCTCCTTTCGTCATTCGTTTTGCGCCATGCTCTCGGCAAGGGCCTGCTGCCGTTCGGCGGCGGAATAAACATAGCGGCCCTTGTCGTCCTTCTTGTAGATTTCATCCATGCTCTTTTTGCCGCCGGATACGGCGGGCGGATTGGCGGTATTTGCGCCGGTGGTCGTGGTGGTGCTCACCAGCCCGGAGAAGTCGCCTTTCACCAGGGCTTCCAGGGCGGCGGCATCCTTAATCTTGCCGTCCTCGCCCAGCTCCAGGGCCGCAATCTCCGCCCCGCTGCCCCGCATGGCGATATCCAGGCTCTTGCCGGTGATGCCCTTGCTCTCGTAGTAAACCCGCGCCGCCGCTTCTTTGGCGGCTTTGGCCTCCTTCGCCGTCACACCCTTCTTGTAGTCCTCAAATTCCTTTTTGAGGGCGTCGTGCTTGTCCTTCCAGCCGTCCGGCTGGGCCGCTCTCAAGTCGTTCAGCTCCTTTTGAACTGTAGCCAGTGTCTCGGCGTCAGCCTTGTACGTGTCACGCTGTTCCTTGATCGCGTCCAAATCCGTCTTGTGGGCGGAGCAAAAATACTCAGCCGCCGAATCCAGATTTTCAGCAGGAACACCGTACTCCTGGAGCTTCGCTTTTACCTGTTTGATAGAAAACGCCATAGTTACAATCTCCTTTGTCTCGGGCGGCAGTGTCTCGCCGCTTTGATTGATTTATAAAAACCGCAGTGTCTCGCGGGTTTTACTAAAATAAAAGAGGACAACCTGTAAGAAATCCTTACAAGTTGACCTCATTCGGTCCTTCCCGGCGATCATTTACGCCGTGGGAGTGATATTAGGTTTTCAGCTGCTTTCGGCTGATCGTTTGAACGATGACGTTTCCGTCTTTATCCCTCAGAAGTTCCACCCGGAACCCGCTGGAGAGGGCTTTTTCTATCGCGTTGATGGTTTTTTTATCCATTCTTCAGCTCCCCCTCAATGATTCCTTTGTACTGCGCTGCGTGGTCGGCCACAGCTGGCTTCAAATACGGCTGAGCCCGCTGGCCGTGGGTTAGGTGCCAGTTCCCTTTCGCGTCCTGGTACATCCACGGGGTAGGCCGTCCGCCGGGGTAGTATTTGCCGGTGCCCAGCTCCACATAGGCGGCGTATTCGCTTGCGCTGCCGATATACACCGCTGTCTCGGACGGTTGGACCTGGTGTGTAATACTGTTGCGGAGATTGCCCGTATCCACATGGCACAGCATCTTTGAATACCCCTCCGCCGTCAGCCCGCATTTCTCCAGGGCGCGGAGCACAACGGTCTCCATCTCCTCCTTGACAAGGCTACTGTTGTCGGTGATCTCAACGCACATTGTCCATCTCCCAGCGTTCGTGCATCGGGATATATGGATTCACCATCCCTCTATCTGCTCTCTCCGCCGCGAACGCTTGATCACAAGCGGCGACTTCTTCTTCAAAGCCACTGTCTACAAGGCACTGGCGGATTTCTAAAAGCAGTTCATCGGCGTTTATCTTGTATTTCTCGGGATTGTCACATTTGTCCGAAAAATTATTATCATCAAGCAACTGTATAAACGCAGAATCCTCTCCAAAAGTATCAATTAACCAGAAACAGTAAAGATCAACATCCATATAGTTAATATAAAATGGGAAATGTTCTAGCTTACTCATCAACAATCATCCTCATCCTGATTATAGTCTGTGGCGGTATTGGTTCCTCGTTAATAACGACATCAGTAATTTCAAATTTGCTGCCCCGCGCAATCAGAAACTCATATTCCTTATCCTCATACTGTCCAGCAAGTTTATTGACATATGCACCGCGCCCCGTTCCAGCCGGAATATCAATTTCAAGCAAATATGGTTTTGCTGTGGCAACGCGATTCCCCACAAGCGCAGTAGAACTCCCATAGCCCAAATCGCGATAGGTCATTCCCACGATTTCATGGATATCGTTCCATTCTCCGGGTCCAACAAGACAACTGCCGTAGAAATCATCGAGACCGCGCTGCACGGTAATGCTTTCCTTCAGATGGAACCTTGAAATAGCCGCGTCAATTTGTCTGCTGGCATCCTCAACCTTATCAGCGGGAATAGTTTCCCATCCGCTGACCCTGCGCCAATACCCGTTGATGTTACTATAGCCATTTGCTGTATAACTTCTAATTGCCTGCACCTCATCTTTGGAAAGGCTTTTTATCCATTGACCATGTTCACTACGAACCTTTTGCAGTGCCCCGCGTTCTTCGCTGTCATAGTAGAAGAAGCCATTGACCGCATCGCCTGTCTCAAACCGCCGAAATGCAACCGGCACGGCTACCGGTGCTACTATTTCTATTATACCAGCATCAATCAGACTTGCAACCTGTTTCGTATCTTTTTTCCACCCTGCCCACTCCGCATAGGTCATATCCTCAACAAGCTCGCTCTCGCCGGTTTCCAGATTTCTGGCCCGGCGTTTTGCGTCACTCATATCCACGCCTTCCACTTTGGCAATCATTGTACACCGGCAGTTATAAATCTCATGTCACGGCCCATTGGGGTCTCCTGGATACATCAACTCATAGCCGCCGACGGTAAACGGTTTGTCCTCCTCCACGGTCTGCCCGTCTGCCACAGCGTGGTTATGGCGGGTACGGTTGTCCAGTGTGGCAATCCACACTTTTTTAAGTGGAATGCCCATCTCCTCCGCGCGTAAATAGCTGTCCAACCTGCCGGCGTTCTGCGCTCCGGTAACGGCGGTCCGCGCCGCACGGATCGCACTGGTGCGGTTCATGTTTGGGATGTTGGTCTGGAGGCGGTCCGCCAGATGCTTGATGCTCTCCCCTTGCAGGATGCCGCTGGTGACCTGGGCGGTAATCTGCCGCTTGCCCCAGGCCAGGTCAATCCCCCGCTTCACCGCCCGCTTCGGCGGGTAGTAAGGCATAAGGTCAGGCTGTTCCATAGCCAGGCGGCGGATAGTCTGCTCGTCCCATAGATCGAAGCCCACATCCTGCCCTGCCTGCTGCTCAATGGTATAGGCGGCGTAATTGCGGTTCAGGGAGTAAATGCCCGGGGTCCGGTCATTTATGTATGCGGCGGCGACCTCGTTCGCTTTGGTCATCCGCTCTGCCACCCGGTCCCGCAGGACCTCAAACCGCTTCCCGCGTCCGATCTGGGCAAGCCTCCATTGGGTGTATTGCTGCTTTGTGATTTTGCCGTCCTGCATCAGCTGGAGCTGTTCCGCGTCCCGCTTTTTGAAGCTCTCAAAGTAGGCATCAATTTTCCCGGTCAGCTCACTGGCCGCCTTCTGGTATTCGGCGGCGATGCGCTTTTCCAGGGCGCAAAGCGCTTGGTCGGTCAGTCGGTGGCCGAAGTCCGGCTTCTTTGACATCACTCCTCACCCCGGATAATCGCCGAAGCTTCCTCCCGCGTCACGCCGATGGACGTTGTGAGAATCCGCACTGCCTGCCCCTCGGTGATATCGCCGGTTCTCAGGCCCTTAATTACGGTAATAAGGCTGGAGGTCTGGGAACCGTTCAGCGTTTTACCCGCGGCCTCCTCCGCAGCTTCAATAGCCTCCTCTGTGGATGCGCTTCGCTGTTACCAGCGTTACCCTCGTCAAAGCGGCCCAAGTCCTCCGCCGCCAGTTGATTGAGCATATCTTCCACAAGGTCAGAATCCCCCAAAATAGCAAGCAGTTTTTTCACAAGGTACTCGCGGGTAACGTGTGGAGCGAGCATCAAAATGGCTTGAATTTCCTCCGTCTGGTTCGCAATCCTGTTCCAAGAGAACGCCGGTTTATCGTCAATGCCCAGCAGTGCCAGCAGGCGGGAAATAAAGTCCCGGATGCAGTATTCAAAATCGCCGCTTCGGTCGTCTTGAGGTTGATAAGCAAACCGGATCGCGGTTGCTGTCATGTCGCTGGTAAGCGCTTTTGCGGTGTCCAGAAGCATCATGTCATCGTACATATCAGAGCGCAGTTTTTCCAGCATCCGCATAGCGGCGTCAACCGGGATCTCCAGCGTGTGGGCCTCCGCCGTTACATCCCGCCCCAATGCCGCCGCCCTTACCAAGTTCATCTTCTTGACAAACTTCACAAGGTCAACGTCATCCATGCCCTGGGCGTTGTTCAGCGTCCAAAAAAAACCGTTGCTGTCGGAAATATCCCCGGCAAGGTCGGAGGAAATAAAGTCGTAGCAGTCGATGGAGGGGCGGATGCCGATAATTTCAGATTCCTTCAGGTCATTTGCCCACATTGGGATGATGGGAAATCCGGGGTAGTTCTCGCCTGTGACGCTCTCCACAACACCCAGTCCGTTGGCCCGTGTGGTCACGCTGTACGGCTTGCGCGGCCCCATTGGCTCCATGTCCTCTCCCTCGCGCCGGATATAATCGGTATACCCATCCTGCTCATAGAGCGTGAACCGCTCCGTTTTGCCGCTTGTGGTCCCGCCGCTGTCGATGGTACACCAATACCGCACTCCCGCCCGCAAAAGCCCGCTGTCACGGTCGTAGATCGGGGAAAAGCCGGGAGACCTGGGCGTGTCGGCGAACGGGAACACCTCCAGATGGTCAAGGTTCCAGAAGCCAAAGGAAACGCCGTCTGTCATGGCCTTCTTCGCCAGCTCCTGCAAGCGGTTGTCAAAATCGGCCCCCAGCTTCTCCTTCGCCTCCTTCTTCTGGAAGGTCACACCGTTGGAGAGAACATATTGCACCTGTTGGAGTACGAACCGCCGGAAAAAGCCGTGTGTCAGTTTGTAATTGCTGCTCCAAATGTCCGGTACCTTCGTGCCGTCCTCCTCGTAGACGTACTTTTGGGCCTTTGAAATCGTTGGGTTTTGCTTGGCGTAGTACAACTCAGCGTCAGACGCAATCTGATAATCCGCGCTGTTCTTATGCTCATTCACCACGGCGCGGATAAAGTCCATACGCTTTTTTTCAGAGAGGCCGATTGTCTCCAAGTCCTGATAGGTTTTCATCTTGACACCCCCTCTCCATCAAAACAGCGTCCTGCCGCTCTTTTTGTTCCAAATGCCCGTGGTCTGGACGAAGTAGCGGACAGCATCCATCGCGTGGTCGTTCTCCTTGACCGGCCTGTCCTCTGTGGCGTCCTCATCCCAGGAATACAGACCAAATTCCTTGATGGTGTTCTCGCAGCTCTTGCAGATCCTGATCGTGCCGTCAGAAATACACTGCGCCGTGTGCCGGATGCCGTCCAGTACGTCATTGTCAGCGTCCCAGACCTTGAACCGACGCTTTTTCTCCACCAGCGTGATAAAGGACAGCGCCGACGGGTCAATTATGATATGGTCGATGGGCAGGCCGCCGGCGAACTTGCACAGATCATCGTAATACTCCTGGTCCGTTTTCTGGGTCATCTCCACACGGCTGTTGAAGTAATATTCCTTGAACCCGTACCACGCTCCATCGCACAAGCCCCACAGAATCATCGCCGTGGGGTTTCTGGTGCCATAGTCCATGGAGATCATGTATTTGCGGTACTGGCGTTCTGCGTCCAGCTCTATCTTCTCTTCAGTGAACATAGGATACACAAGGCCGTCCGCAATGCACCGCTGACCCAAAATGTCCCGCTTGTACCACGTGCTGTCTTTGTCGTATGTTTTGAGAATCCGGCGTAGCTGGTCATCGGAGATGCTCATATTGTCCGCTATGGTGAAATGACCGTAGTTATACCCATAGCGCAAATCAACATCCTGCTGCCTCTCGTGGAAATCCAGAATGTCATAGTACCAATGACCGGGTGCCTTAGGGTTCAGGTCATGGAATACCTTCCGGTCCGGGCTGGAAATCGTTCGGTCGAAAACCTCCTGGATAAAATTCGGATGGCACTCGTTGGCCTCGGTGATATAGGCGGTGCCATATGTGTTCCCCTTAATGAGCCGCTCATCCCGGTCTTTTCCCCCGCCGGATACAAGAACGATTTTTTCACCCGTTGGCGTTCGCACATACAGGCAGTCCCGGTTCTGATATTGGCCTGGACGGCAGCGTCCCTCAAAGAAGTTCAGCATTCCGTAGCCGTCGCAGTCCAGGATATTCAGCCGTGCCGTAGATGTAGAGACTCCGGCAATCAAATGTATCTTGCTCGGGTGCTTCTCTAGAATGGCGCAGTAGGCCAGGGTGATAAGGACGTTTTTTCCGCCGCGCTTACCGCCTTCCGCCACGTTAAGCCAGCTGTTGAAGCAGCGCCAAAAGAAAGCGTTTTGGTTTTCTGAAAATGGGGCTGGAATGTTCATCACTCAAAATCCTCAATATTTCGGTCCTGTGTTGGCTTCTCGATAATATCCGCCAGGGCCCGCATGGCCGTCTCCAGGGCGGCGACCTGGGCATCCTCCACAGGCTTGTCCTTCCAATCGCTTTTAAGCCTGTTTTTCAGCCAGAAAATCATTGCTGTGACGTTTCCGCCTATCCCGGCTTCATACAGGGCGTTTTCCATCTTGATGTCCGGAAGGTCTTTCCCCTCTTTTAGGGCCTCCGAAATCTCCGAGAACTTCTTTTTCCACTCATAGAGCGTAGACGGAGCTATGTGCATTTTTGCGGCTATCTGTTCATCGTTCAATCCGCGCCGGGAATATCCCTTCAACAGCGTCAGCCCGTCTTCAGTCAACCAATATTCAAACTTTCCGCGGGCCACGCTGCCTCACCTCTCAAATC